GTTTCCTGGATAAAGAATGAACAACGATATTACCTTTTATTATAAAAATAAAACTGACCATGTTAGAAAACTAATTGACGAATTAACTGTTACGTACCCTTATGCAAAATTTAAACAACATACAGGCCCAGTAGAATCGCTAATTAACAAGACACTATTTACAACATCATTATCGTGGTTTATTGATATCGATGTACTAGGGTGGCAAAATTTAATTGACTATAAAGTTGAAGAATGGGACAAAAAATATTTTCATGTATTTGAGTCTAAGACTGCTAAGATTTATCTCGTTCCTAAAAATGTATCAAACGAGCAACTAGATAAAAAGTTTGTGTATACTAATTTTATATCATACCCTGCATATGACGTATTTTTTATTCAGTACGATGAAAATAATGCAAATAAAAATTTAAGATATGTAAAAGAAAAACGACCCGATGTAAAAATCATCAATGGCATCAAAGGAATTTTTAATGCACACTTAGAAGCTGCAAAACAAAGTCAAACAGATTTTTTCTGGGTAGTTGATGCAGATGCTACTGTAATAGATGCATTTGATTTTCACTATGTTGTTCCAGAATGGGATTTTGATGTAGTGCATATTTGGAAAAGTGTAAATCCTATTAATCAACTAGAGTACGGACACAGCGGCGTAAAGTTGATTCCTAAGCATTTAATCCTACTAGCAGATGAAGATACAGCAGTTGATGTTACAACTAGTATAGGTGCAAAGATTAAAATAATAGATGAAATATCAAACATTAATAACTTTGCAACTAGTCCGTTTAATGCATGGAGGGGCGCATTTAGAGAGTGTGCTAAACTAGCTTCAGGCGTTATTGATAGGCAAGTACAAGAAGAAACAGATGAGCGTTTACTTGCATGGACTTCAAAAGGCGGCAGCCGACCTTTAGGCGAATATGTAAAAGGTGGCGCCAGTGCAGGAGAATGGTACGGAAAAACATATAAGGGCGATAAAAATGCCCTTGCTATGATTAATGATTATGAATGGTTGAAGGAACAATTTGAAGCACACATCAAAATGTTCCCTCCGGAAATGTTCTTAGATCAAGAAACTAAATCTGCTGCCATTGGAAATACTGTTGAAATTACAGAAGCGCAAGCCTTGGCAATTTCTTGATGTTCTTTTTGTGTACCGTTTGCACTACGTAGTTCAATAAAATGCACCCAACTACGCAGTGTGCCGTTCATATATAAACGACTTACAGTAAGACCTTCAGGTAGTACAGCTCTAGCTTGTTCTTTAGCAATGCCGTTTTTAATAGCCCATTCATATTCTCGTTTAGCCGCGTATATAACTCGTTGTTGAGCACGAAACCATTCGTTTTGTAATGACACATCTTCGGTCTCTACGCTATTTTGTCTATTCTTTGTGTCTTGAAGTCGAGCTTCTCTTGTAACAAAACTAAGATCCTTTGTTGGATCAGCGTAACGCTGGCTGAACTCTTGGAAACTAAAACTTCTGTGTCGCAAGATTTGTCGAGCAATATCACGAGTAGTTTCGATTTCAATACATGCACTGACCATTTCAAGTGGCGACCAGTGCTGGTGTTTAACTAGATATTTGATTAACTTTTCACTAGTTTCTGTGTTAAACTGATTGCTAGGATTACTTACTCTTGCACAGTATGCAATTAATTCTTGTGCATCGTCAATTCCTTGATTTATAAATTCTTTAGTAGGTTGACTAAAGCTGAGTAATTTAACATTCATTTTAATTTTCTTTTCTTTAAAAATTTATTAGTATATGTAATCATGTCCTTTTTAACTCGTTCAGTATCGAGTTTAAAATCAACATTGTCAATTTCACTTTCGTAAGAGGCAAGCATTTCTTTAAGATTCACCTCAAATGAATCCCAATCTTCCTGTGCCTGCTTTGAACTTATTTTAATTTCCCAAACTTTTTTATTTTTAAAAACAACAGTAATCGAGTCTAAGTATTTTAGAGGAACTACATTTAACGTAATTTCTCCAAATACTTCAGGCCAGTGTTCGACTACATCCTTGGGAAAGACTTTTCCACGGTTCACTCTTTAACAGCAACTTTTTTCTTTGTAGGTACAAGTTCTTCAGCTTGTCGACGAAGTTCAGCAGCCTCTTTGCTTAGACGATCTGCATCGCTACGAAATTTCTTAGCAAGAGCTTCGTCACTTAATGGTTCTTCATTAACTGATGCACTAGTAGTACGTCCAACATCTTGATCACCGATTGGATCTGTGTTGCCAGTTTTAGGACTAATGTCCTTAACTCTTGCAAGTTCTTGGATTTCGACATTCTGATTTGCATTTGGTTTAATTGCGAGATCCTGAACGCTGACACCAGCTTGTTGTGCAATAACTTGATTGAGTTCTGACAACAGGATAGTAGTCTGCATATTAGGAACCATTTCAACTGCATCAGTAGGAACCTTAGTAAGTAGACCTTTAACATGTAGACTAGGTAACATAGTGCTACCATCTGAAAACACACCGCGGGCGAGTACTTCGCTAAATTCATTTGCTGATTGAGCAGCATTTGATTCTACAAGACTAATAAGCTGATCGTGGTAACTTGGCTCAAGAGTATCTGATTGGATGACTAAACAGTTAAATGCATCACCTGGTAATGTTCTAAACACTACCATACATCTACGGCCAGTTGCTTTAATTCTACCTACATGTTTTAAGGATTGCATATTATGCTCCTTGCTTTGGTTGTTTTGCTACGGTATCTAAAAATGTAGATAGTTTATTATATGTTTGTCCAACTGCTACCATTTCATTTGGTTTAAACGCACCTCGAGAGCTGGCAATATCAATGATAGTTCTCATAGCATTAAGATCGTTGATTGTTAAATCATTAGATTCTTGTTGTGGTGCAGCTTCTGCAGGTTGTTCTACTTTAGTTTCTTCAGTCATGATGACCTCCTTGTATAAGTTATATATGTATATTAATTATCTGTTAGGTTAAATGTGGACATGCAAGTTTGAAAAAGCTAAGTTCTTTTTCTTGCTCGAAGCCAATTTTAGTAACGTACACTATAGTGTTATCTACTAAATCTACAGCTTGTCCTATATAATAGCGACTATTTAAATTACTGTAAATCCATGCATCTACTGTTTTATGAAATGTAGGTGTATATTTTGACAACAGTGTATAGTGAAAATGTTGCGCAGGAAAATTAACTTTCCTTAAATCAAGTGCATTTAGCGCATTAACTTTTCCGTTTTTTAACGCCATTATTTGTGACCTATAATCATGTATCGTGTAAAGGATCCGCTTGGAAAATTAAATTCTTTAGTACCTTCAAATAATGGTACAGACAACGGATACATTTTTTTAAAGTGTTCTAAACTAGTAGGTTTATTTACGTGGTCGTCGATGTTTAAATCATTACCTTGAAGTACGCATAGCATGCCGTCATGTATTTTATTAAACCATTCTTGACTGTCAAAATGTTCAGTTGCAGTGTTTACAACGCAATTGGTACCGTCGTCGTAGGTTAGTGTATTAGCATCTTTAGGGATTGCTTTAAACTTCCACTCGTCCATTTCCCAAGTGTTATTAAGGACATTTGCCACAGAACACGCACCCGCATCGAAATCGTAACTACGACACCATTCGATCATTTGACGACCACGTGACTTGAGAATAAAGTGAAGAAGCCCATACCAACCTCCTAGAATACTAATTCTAAGAATATGAATATGGGCCGCTACTCGTTCTAATTCCTCAGCGGCCCAAATCTTACTTTCAACTTGCCCTGCTGAAAATGAATCACTATCAATCTTTAAATTCATAGTATGCGTGAGCACCGAATGGAGGAACAATAGTGTTATTACCGTGGATGATGAATACTGTATCACAGTAGTTTTCGTCACCCCAGGAACCCCAGGGATAGCCATCTGTAAACATAATAAACTTCTTAGGGTTAATATCATGCTCTTTCATATAATTCCAGTTAGCATCGAACTCAGTACCGCCACCGCCCTTAACTTCGTATTCCATAATATCGGAACCGTAACCGTCAAAGTCTTGTTCGTTGTAGACCTTAGTATCAAAGCACCACAATTTAATCTTGTACTCTTTGTACTCGTCCATAATGCCTTTAATTTCGCTAATAAAGTCTTTAGCTTGTTCGTCACCAATTGATCCACTCATGTCAATAGCAATACAGATATCAATAGTCTCGTCGTAGTTAGTACCGGGCAAAATAGCACTCATGTGCCATGCTTTGCGGTTAGGACGCATAAAGGTATAATCGTTCTTAATAGTGCTTTGGATTTGTTGACGCAAAATTTCACGCCAGTTCATCTTTGGCTCAGTAAGTTCTTTGATCATACGGCCAATCTCTGCTGGCACATTACCTGCACCCGCTGCCTGCGCCGCTGTCATCATAGCTTCTTTGATCTCATCACGGATTTGTTTGAGCTCTTCTTTACTGTAAGCAGGACGACCTTTGCCTTCCTTTTCCCAATCAATATGCTCGTCCAACAACTGACCAAGTGCATCTAATTCTTCATCATCCATTGTCTCATAGATTTCATCATAGATCTGTTCTGAACTTTTGCCGTAGTGCTTAGTGTCGTGGAAGATTTTAATCTTAGGAGGAACTTCACCAATACGGTCACGTGTTAATGTGCCGTTAACTGAGTAGTCAGCGGCAATGTTCCAAATCTTACGATCGCGACCTTCTACACGGAGCATATGCTCAAACACATTATGTAAAATTTCGTGTGCAACAACAAACTCAACCTGCTTGGTAGTCAAGTCTGCAAAAAAGTCTCGATTGTAATACAAATGGCGGCCGTCTGTAGCGGCAGTAGCACACCATTCTGTGGCATCTTCAATTTTAAGACGAGTAGCCATATTGCCAAAAAACGGATGGCGCAGTAGCAATCCAACTCGTGCTACAATGATTTTATCAACAATTGGATCTAAATAATTTGACATTTTCTGCTCCTAAATATTTACTGTATGTATATATTATAACAGGAGCCGAAGCTCCTGTCAACTGGCGCTAGCTCAAATTAGCGTGAATGCTTTTCTGTAGCCGCCGCAATGTACTTACCATATTTGGCATGGAAGTCATCAAAGCACTTGATCTCATCTGGATCCAACGGCAATTGGTATTGTGTCAATGCAAGTTTGGTACCCATAACAACCAATTCAGTTTCAAAATTATCCATCATAAACTGGAAGAAGTAGTTGACTTTGTCGTTAAACTTCTTGTCCTGCTTGTCGGCGGCATCTTTCAATTCATAGCACAATGACACAGTCAAAGAGTACATGGCACTGATTTCTTTAGTGTCCATCTTCTTAACCTTGCCAGCTAAGATGTCTGTAGGATCAGGCAACTTTGAGCTAATTTTACGGTGAGCCATAAACTTAACTGCAAGACCTTCACCAACCGCACCCGAAATCAAGTCAGTCAGTGTGTCAGTATCTTCGTCATCATCAAACAACAGTTCAGATACAAATGACCAGCTACGTGGTGTAGCAAAGGCACGTGATGCACTCTTAGGATCGAAGTCATACAAGTCCTTCTTAGAGAAGGTCAAGAAGCCAACCACGTCCTTGTGGATCTTGTTGTCGACAGCCCAACCAAAATAATCTTCCCAGTCAACTTTCATTTCCAAGTGAACGAAACGGTTAGCCAATGGAGCAGGCATACGATAAGTAACGCCCTTGTCAGTTTCTCTGTTACCTGCGGCAACAATCAAAACATTGTCAGGCAAGTAGTAAGTACCAACACGACGATTCAAAACCAACTGATAAGCCGCTGCCTGTACACTAGGCGCCGCACTGTTCATTTCATCCAAGAACAGGATAATCTGCTTATGCTTTGCAGCCATTTCAGCATCCGGCAACTCGATAGGAGGAGCCCATGACATTTTGTTGCTATTAGAATCAAAGAACGGAATACCTTTAATATCGGTAGGTTCCCACAGGCTCA